CTTCGATGTTGTGCTGGTTTTATCTACAGACATGGCACCGGAATAATCGACATGACAAACCGTGTCAATACGAAAAAATATATTGACGACGCTTGACAAACCAGATACACATAAAGAACAACAACCTATAGGGGCTTATCTGTTATGAAAAAGATAATTAAAATCAACCCTGTAGCCTTCGCCGCTTATTCCGCTTCCAGCTATCGTTGCAGCACCCGGTAAACCAATGTTTGCATACGCTTGATTCAATCTTTCATTTAATGCTTCATATTGTGCATTGGTAGTAGTTAATTGCTGATACGCTTCACCACTTTCGGCTTCCGCCCGTGCCTCATCAGCAGTCATTCCGGGATTTTGATTAAGCAATACAGCAATGCGCCGATCTAAAACAGCATCAGGTATGCTTCGATCTTGCAGCACACGTGCTTCATTACCCTCAAAAGCATTCATCTGGGCCTTAATTTCATTTGCTTCTTCAACAAATGCAGACCACTGTGCCTCATTGACGCCAAGATATTGGTTAGCGGCAGCAAAAGTTGCGGAAGCATCAATCATGTCCCCAAACCGCCCTGTATCAGCAGTCGGAAATGGATCTTCTGCTGGAGTATCGTCGGCTAAATTATCAAGCGTTGTGTCATCAGCCGTTGTATCAACCAACAAATCTGTTTCATCTAGCTGCTGTTGAGTTTGAAACTGTTGTGCTTCCTGCGTGTTAGATAAGACCTCTTCAACAACGTCCGCAGATGATGGGCTTACATTTACAAAAAAGTCCCGCTCTTCCATTGTTGGATCGCGGCCGATAGTGCTATTAAAGGTTTGAAATACAGCAGCTTCAGGTGAGTTAGCTATGCCCTGCTCAATCTGCTCGATGCTTTGGTTTGTCGCGAGCCAGCCATCTATCCCGCCTTGCAAGGGATCGCGGCCAAGATATTGGTTATATAGCTTGATAATCTCATTAGCTTTGTCTTCATTTTCAGCGGTAGCAAATAACTCTGCCATTACTTGGCCCTCAGCTTCATCAGCTTATCAGCACCACGTATTCCGAACGATGCAGATACCGCCAGAAACAATAAATACTGATACCAATCCGGCAGATCATCCAGAGCAGCAAAACTACTAGAAACACGCTGAAGAATCGCGGGGTCATCAACAATAACGCTATAGCCCAAGCAAAAGAGCGGAACCGCCAATACGATCGTCCAGAACTCATCTTTCCAGCTACTAGCACTGGCCTGAGCCATCTTTTCTTCCCAGGTAGCTGTGTTACTAATGACCTGCATCTTTGCTTGATGTTTTGCTTGAGATTGCTCATGACGATTGTTGATCCATGTCTTTGCTAACCCTGCTACCGGCCCTAACAGTGCTTGTAACATTAGTCATCATCCTTGACGAATCGACCCTTTTTATCGCGCCTACGTTTTCGGCCTAATAACTCTTGGACTGTATCGGTCTCCCAAATACGGATACCTACCCAAATAATCGTAAATAGAGCAGAAAGTGGTGGAAGAATGGCAGAGATAGTGCCTAGAACAGTGCCAAAGCTGATTACATCTATTACTTGTTTTGTTGACTCTTCCATCTTTATTTTCCTGACACTGCTGTAACAATAAATGTAATCAATAAACCAGCTATACCCACAAGAACTGCAATCCAAAATGATTTAATTAACGCATCCTTTGCTTCTTGCTGTGCATAAACTTCTCTCTGCCTCTGCGCCTGAACTTCTTTCATGCAGTTACGGTATTCCTCTAAACCTTCATTACCGTATGCATACTGCAGTAAAGTTATTACTTCTTTTCTCTGCGTCTCTATTCTTTTCTTTGCGGCAAACATCTGTGCCGCTTCTGCTTCTACTGAGTTTGCAAACACCACATCTTTAAGTGGGTTGCGTTTTTTCTGTTGCCTCTGGTTTGCATACAAAACATCCGATGCATGGCCCTGCCATCTGGCTACTACCTGAAACGTATCCTCAATGGACTTACCTGCCTCGATAAATGCTTTGACCCCTGCGTATGCTTTTGTAGCCGCCGCCGCAGCCGTAATCGGGTCAATCATTTGTCACCTCATATATAACGTAAGGATCGCAATATGAATTAGGCCAAGGTAAATACCAGGTGTACGTTTGATCTGATTCGCTATTCAGCTCCTTGTATTTGCAAACTCTGTAATGTTCTAGCCTCGTTCTGCTTCCAATAACCCATGTGTAGGTGTAAGTGTTCAACACCAGATACAGCACAATTGTTTTCACATATCACGGCTTATCAGGCCATGTAATGTTTGACGGAAACCCCGACTGCTGTGGCACATCGCGCAGTGCCTGCCTGTACGTTTTCATGGCATCAGGCATCGTGACATCAGACAATCCGTAGTGGTCTGTTTCTTCTAAAAGTACATCACGTGCCTTACGTACTTCAGCACCCTGCTTAATTGCACGATCTGAAATTTCTTCTGAGCTTGCATCAGTAACACGCCACACCTGAGTCCACTTGCCATCTACAAAAACAGGAGTGCCTTCCGCAATGTTTTTCGTATTGTCATATTCTGGTTCACTGACTTCAACGACAGAAAAAACGCCGTAATCATTTAATACAGTCTCCGGGATAACCCTTGAAAAAGATGTATTCGGATTGTCACGGCGTAGCTGTCCAATCGTGTACGGGTATTGATCAACTGAGCCGTTTGTAATCTTTGCGTACATATTTGTTTCTCCTACTGCTCATCTACATACGTAAGAGTGAATTGATTTGTATCTGACGTAAAACCTGTTGCCGTAAATGTTGATCCTTCAGATGACAAGGTTTTGGTGCCAGCACTATTTGATTGGTGGGCATAAGAAGCAGTTGCTATTCTTGAGCCGCTAGGTATTAAATTACCGCTTCTTGGGCCTTTAACAATAAAATATCGACCGTCATCTTCGCCTGTATCTCCTGCCGATGTAGTCACATAAAAATGTGTATCGTCAACGCTTATGCCGCCAACATTAAAACTTGTATCAGTTCCCCCAGGATTTATGGTTGACTGCCAATCAATAGAAAAATCAGACAGGCTTGCCGTTTTAAATATAGAAAAATCAGTCGTAATGCTAGTGCTGGCAGTCACCACATAAACACCATCATCACCAACAGCAATTCTTGTTGTAGAGCCTAGCCGGTTGCCAGAAATACTGTAAGCCTGCGCGCCTTCCGTAGATAGGTCGCTTGCACTGTGTTTTACTACGGCTGAAAAACGATTATCAGAAGGATCGCGTCCGTCTACTATATAAATATACAAACTGCCATCGTGATGCACTATGTCTTGAGGCGAACCCCTGCCATTACTAATAATCCGGTCAGAAACCAACGTACCCGATGAGTTTATTTTCAAGACGTGAGGCTTGTCAGTATCCGATGCGTCAAACCCAGCCAGATAAAAATTACTTCCGTCTGTAGCAATCTGCGGAGAATTTAAATTAGTGAAGCTTTTTGACCAGGAAACAGAGCCGTCACTTCCACTTATCTTCGCAATAGCACTTTCGTTGTTATGTATTAAACAAAAATCTCCGTTGCTATCAACGCAACTTTTGTTTGCTCTAGCATTTGAGGAAAAAGAACCTTCAAAAGCAGTTGTTAAATTGGGCAAATTATAGGCTCTTATCCCATCGGTATCCGAAAATTCTCCATAGGTAAACATCTTGTTATTTGTTGTATCAATCGCAAAGTTTCGGATGTTGTAGTTGCCGGAAGATGACGTTGAACCGCCCTGTCTTACATCATCGTCCAATGAAGATAAATCAGTTGAAAGCCCTGCGGCAAAAAATCCCTGCTTTTGTAGACTGCCACCAACAAATGCTGAATTTTGATAGCCGGTCATAAAAATTCCGTCATCGGTTCTAGCAGGCGGCCCATGTGGCATAACCGCAGAGCCTGCTGTCTTGCTCGTCTCCAAACTAGCAATTTGATACTCTTCTGCTTCACCAGAGTTCCCGGCAGCGGCTTGTAATAGCTTATTAGCTACACTCATCCCAGCGCCTGACCAGCAACAAAGCCGTAGTAGGTTGTGCCGCCATCAATAGTAAAGAACACAAATACATCTACACCGTTGTTTGTTGCAGTCAGGGTAGGGGCTGTAGCAGCAGGCCAATCAACACTTCCGGGCCATGTAATGGTTCTGGCACTGCTGTCTTGAATCACCTTTAGCACAAACGATGAAGCCCTGCCTGATGCGGCTGGGTTGCTAAACGTATAAGTCACGTTTTCTGTCAGATCATGCTCAAACAGATTGCCATCACGTAAGTTAATCGTGGCGGCGTTAGAGCTGGAGGTAACAGTTGTGACCTCTTCGATTGTGCCATTGTCAAAGCTGACTACACCATTCGCATCTGACGTAACAATACCTGAAGCTTGGGTAAGACCCAGCGTATCGGGAAGTTTGACGGTATAGGTTGATGCCGCACTATGAGCTGGCCCCTGTACTGTTACACCGTGACTGTTTGATTCGCAGTTAAAACGAATAGTGCCAGGATTGGTATTACCAAACAGCTCTGTAAATCCAGTGCCGTTGGGAAACAACTGTATGTTTCCATTCGTATTAGTGGACTTAACAGCATTAGCGTCTATTTGGATGTTATCTACATCTAGCTCATTGGCTGTAATCTGTCCTGCCGCACCATAAATAACCGCCTTGCTGTTCACTACCGTATCAGCAGTAGAACCATCAACAAGGTTTAGTTCCGTTGCTGTAGACGTAACATCACTAAGCTGACTTGCTGTAATAGCCAAAGCTGCCTGGTGTGCCGTTACAGAAGACTCAGTAACCGACAGCGTAGGTATTACCGCTTCAACGTGGTCTTTAACAGCAGCATTCGTTGGTATTTGCGTATCACTATCTGCAAATGTTTCGCTAGATGTAGTAATAGCCCCGGCATCTATATTAGAAAATGCCACGCTGGTAAGAACTGCTGTGCCACCGACTGTTATTGATGATGATGCTGCTACAGTTGTAAAAGATCCTGCGGCAGCAGTAGAACCACCAATAACGGCGTTATCTATCGTGCCACCATCTAGGTTGGCAGTCGTAATAGTGCCAAGATTGCTAATCGTTGCGCCATTAAAGTTAATAGTCCCAGTAGCAGTAAGATTTGCTACGGTAACCGTGCCAGTAAAGGTCGGTCCTGCTGTGTCAGACTTTGTAGCAATCGCAGTCGATATAGCATCAAATTCTGTTTCAAACTCTGTGCCGCGAACAACCTTGTTGGTATCACCACCAGGAAGCGTGTCTTTAGCCGCAAAGTCAGTAGTCTTAGTGTAGTTAGCCATTGGTAGTTCCCAGCCTGAAAAGAAGAAAGGGGGCCGAAGCCCCCGTTTGGATTAGGCAGATGGTACTGCCAAGACAAATCCAGCTTCAGGACGATACACCTGAACACCGTAAAGGGTGTCTGCGGTGTACAGAGTAGACAGGTACTCTTGCTTGTACTGAGTCTGCGAACGAACGGCAAGTTGCTCTGCCATCACGACTGCTTCAGTGTGGAACAACAGTGCCGCGCGAGTATCAACGCTAGACGCTGTGTTATCAGCAGCAGCCTCAATGGTTCGGCAGTTGGCAGAAACGTAAACGTCTACACCATACAGATTGCCGATCAGGCCGTTGTTAACCGTGCCACCAGATACAAAGTCTGAAGACACATACCGATCAATACCCATAATCGCATTGCGCGTAGCAGGCGGAATGATCAGGTTACGGC